CGTGTTGAAGCGAGCGTCAACCCATTGGCGCATCAGAACGTTGGGTTCGCGCCACATGGGGGCGATCGGTATGCCCTTGTTGACGCGCTTGAATTCATCTTCCCACGCAAGCATGAGCTTGCGCAGGAGCTTCACATTCGCTTCGCAGGTCGCGCGGTACTCGACAGCTTGCTCTGACGTCATTTTCGGTTGCGGGGTGGGTAGCATGGGAGAGGATCCTTATTTGGTTTTCGTTGCAGATGCTTTACATATGGCAGGTTCCTACAGCTTGTCAAGCGGGTAGTGACGGGTTTTTTCAAGGTAAGCACGTCGGGATGCTAAAAAGAGTATTAGGCTGAGTTTTCTGTGCAACCTGGAGCACGTGAAAAACCGTGAACAAATAGTGAACGCTAAACTTGTAGTGGGTACTAATATGCTTAGCTTGGGAGCCTAATGCTTTACAAACGGCGGTTTTCCGCCATTCAGACTAATATGGGGCAATATGCGGGCTATGCTTTACAGTCGGTGTAAAGGAGCTTTACATTTTAGCTAAAATTTTAATTAAAATGTAAAGCGTAGCTTGCATGTGTAAAGCATAGCGACCATGTTTTTTTTTAAATTTGTTTGTTTTTTATAAGTAGTAATTGATTTCATTGAAGAATTTCAGTTTTTTTTTCCAGTATTAGGCTGGGTGTCGATCCCGCGACCCTGACAAACGACGTATTTCAGCCATTTGTAAAGCACCAATTCGGGATTAGCTTGCCCCGGTGTCGGACCGGCTTTTGCTTTACATAACTAGAGTTACAGCCATATGTAATCTTGCTTGACACCGCGCCAAGCGCCGCACGCTTCATCCAACACATTAACAAACGCCGCTAACCCCTTGATAACATTGTGTCAAGCATCAAGCAAAGTTAAAGCGTTACATTAAGAAATGGCTGTAAGTTATTGATATCATTACAACTCAGGAAAACGCGGGGGGACGGACGGGGGGTTTCGATTATTTTGGACCCCATCCAAAAATTATTTTGCATTTCAAATTCAATCTTGCGCCGCGCGACAACGTATGTATGATGCCTGCGTCGTCACTCGAAAGGGTAGCGTCGTTCTCCTCCCCAAAACCACTTAGCCGGGCGCATTTGCAGCCCGGCTTTTTTCTGATACCCTCTCGACATGACGCCCCCCTCGGACATCGAAACCCTTATCCGCGCCTGGAAAGCCGACCCGTGGCTGGCGCATGCGACATTGTTCCGTCATCGGCACAAGGACGCAAGCAGCCAGGCGCATCGGGACACGGTCGCCAGGATCCATAGCGCCTCCCCCAAAGTGTTGATGATGTGCTTCCGGGGGTTTGGGAAATCGACGCTGGCCGAAGAGGCGCTGATCATCAAGGCGCTATTCAAAGACTTCGGCAACGCCATCATTATCGGAGAAAACCAACCGCGAGCAATCGAGCGGTTGGAGAGCATCAAATATGAGCTGGAAAACAACCCTTTTATCCAGCAAGTGTTCGGGGACCCTGTCGGAGCGACCTGGGCGGCAACCGAAATAGTCATGTCGAACGACGTGTCGATCAAGGCATACGGTCGGGGACAATCCCTTCGTGGCGCCAAGCACCACGACCAAAGACCCGACTGGTGCTTCGGAGACGACCTGGAGGACGAAGAGAGCGTTGCCACGCCGGAAGCGCGGCGCAAGGTCATGCGGTGGTTCACTGCCACACTGTTGCCAGCGCTGGACCCGAAAGCGCAGATACGAGTAGCGGCTACCCCCCTCGACACCGAGAGCCTTGCGATGATCCTGTCGAAGGACAAAGGTTGGGATACCGTGACGATACCGATCGAATACAAAAACGCCAGCACCGGTGAGCGCGCCGCTTCGTGGCCGACCCGGTTCCCGCTTGGGTGGATTGACGATACGAAGGATGCGTTCTTGCGGATCGGGCACTCAAAGGAATACCTTCAGGAGTATATGTGCATGGCGGAAGATGAAACGACAAAGGTCTTCAACCAATCGATGATTCGCTACGACGCGTCCCTTATCCGCACGTGGGAGCCCGTCTACGCCATGTACGACCCGGCGCGAACTGTCGGCGCCAAGTCTGCCCGCACAGGAAAAGTCGTCTGGAGTTGGGTGTCGAACCGGCTGATTGTATGGGAAGCGACAAGCAAGTTCTGGCTACCCGACGAACTGATTTCCGACATCTTTCGCGTCGATGACCAGTATACCCCAATCCAGGTAGGCGTCGAACAAGATGGCCTCCATGAGTTCGTCTTTCAGCCGCTGCGCCAGCAACAAATCCTCAGAGGGCACACGATACCCCTTCGCGCCATGAAAGCCCCAAAGGGAAAGCTTGATTTTATCAAAGGTCTGCAGCCATTTTTCAAGGCCAGAGAGGTTGTACTCGCTGGCGACCCCGAGCAATTCACAGAGCTGGTTCAGGAGATCCTCGCATTCCCCACGGGTCTTAAAGACGCGTTGAACGCTCTGGCCTATGTGTTGAGGATGCGTCCCGGCACACCCATGTTCGACGGGTTCACCGGTACCAACATTGTCGATGGTCTTCCGCATGTGCGTGCTCCCTATTGGCTGGCGGCGAACGGCGATGGACAGGGCACGACGGGCATCCTTTTGCAGTTCCACGAGGGGCAGATGCGTATCCTGGCCGATTGGGTGAAGGAAGGCGACCCCGGCACCGTTCTGGACGACATCGTACAGGAAGCGGCCCTGTTGGCAAATGAGCCGGCCGGCCGGCTGAAAATCGTTGCACCGCGTTCCCATTTCCTTCCGTATGACACAGTGGGGCTTCGCCCGGCCGCGGCGCGCATCCCTGTCGAGGTCAAGGCGGGGGGAGCCGAGACGCATGGACGGGAGTATCTCCGCCAATCCCTTTCCAAGCTCGTGCACGGGCGCTACGCTTTGCAGGTGTCGACGGCGGCGCGATGGACGCTACGGGCTTTCACGGGCGGCTACGCCCGCACCGTAGGGGCGGATGGCATGCCTTCAACTGAGCCGACGCAAGGTGCTTACAAGCTTCTGATGGAAGGACTGGAGGCGTGGGCAAGCAACCTCGACGCCACTAGCAGGGGGGATGACAGCGCGGGCAATTACGCGTATACCGACAAGGGACAGAGATACCGGTCCGCGCTTCCGAGGTAACATGAACCCGATACCCCTCCCACTGCGGTTGCCGGAGCGCGTGCGCCTTGCCCGTTGGTTGGAACGGTTGCCGGGGGTGTGCGTTACCAATTGCACCCTTCCCCGATATAACCCTGGAGCACCCCATGAACATTCTGGACCGCATAACTTCGGATCTCCTGACCGTACAGAGGACGGCGCGTGACGCAGGCAACGAGAACGTCGTTGCGCTGGTCGTCCAGCTCCTGTTGAAGGTCGCCGCAATCCCATCCGTACTCGGTGTCGAGCCGGAGCCGGAAGACGTGCCCGCCCCCGAAGCGCTACCTCCCGCAAAACCTGTCGAGCATATGACGGACAAGGAGCTGGACGCTGCTACCAAACCCGCCACGGCCTCCGACGCCGCGCCGACGGTCGAGACAGGCGCGACCATCCCATCCGAACCAAACTCGCCGTTGTCTCCGCAGCCGGCTCCCGAAGAGCCCCCGGTTGTGGGGCCAACTCCGGCCATGAGACCGTTGGTCTGATATGGCAGATGCCGACGAGGTTGCCCGCGATGAAGAGCTTTCCACCCGAGAGGATGTGAAAGAGCATTTGCTTGACCTCTACGCCGACGTCATGAAGGGGTTCAACGAACAGGCAGGTCGTGCAAATGACATTCAGGACTATTGGGACATCTACAATTGCGAACTGTCGGGAAACCAGTTCTACAATGGCAATTCGCAGATTTTTGTTCCTATCGTCCACAACGCTGTCAACGCACGGAAAGTCCGCTTCAGCAACCAGATATTTCCACAATCTGGCCGCTACGTTGAGGTCACTACGGGAGATGGAAAACTCCCCCATGCAACAACGGCTCTTCTTGAATATTATGTTCGGAAGGCCAAGCTCAGGGCAATGATACCGGCGCTCGTCGTCAATGGCGACGTTGAGGGGCAATATTCAGTCTACGTCCATTGGGCCAAAAACGAGCGGTACGTTACCAAAAAAACGCAGAAGCCGGTCCAGAACGAAGAGCTGGAGATGGACGATCCCGATGAAGAGGTCGAGGACGTCGAGATCAGGAAGGTCGTGCACCAGTACCCGGTCGTCGAGGTGTTGGCCGACGCGGACCTCCTGGTCCTGCCCCAGACAGCCGACAATATCGGTGAGGCCATACAGAACGGCGGCAGCGTGACGGTCCTGCGCCGGTGGACCAAGGCCAAGCTTAAAAAAATGATCGCCTCGGGCGACATGGACACCGAAGCGGCGAAAGGGTTCGTCGAGGAATTGTCTCAAGACAATACCAACGCGCGCATGGACAAGGCCAAAAAGATGGTTGATGCCGCCGGCATCAACAAGGATGGCCGGGGAAAGTTCGCGCTGATCTACGAGACCTGGTCGAAGGTCGAGGTTGAAGACGGCGAGTGGCGGCTGTGCAGAACCTATTTTGCCGGGCCGGACAGCATCCTGTCGTGTAAGCGCAATCCACTGTGGTCCGACAAGATCCCGATCCACTCGGCACCGGTGGACAAGGTGCAGGGGGCATTTAAGGGCATCAGCAAAATCAAGGCGGTTGCCGACCTTCAGTATTTCGCCAACGATACGACAAACGAGGCGGCCGACAGCGCGGCGTTTTCGATGCTGCCGATCACAATGACCGATCCGGAAAAGAACCCGCGTGTCGGATCGATGGTGCTCAGCCTTGGTGCCATTTGGGAGACGAGCCCAAAAGACACGCAGTTTGCTCAATTCCCCGCCATGTGGAAAGAAGGGATGGAGATCGTCGGCGTCATCTCTCAGCAGATCATGCAGACGTTGGCGGTCAACCCGGCGCAGATCACGCAAGGACAGTCCAAGGGCGGCAAGCAAAGCCAGGCGTCGATCGCCAACGAGCAGCAGATCGACCTCCTGACAACGGCGGACGCCGTGACGGTGTTGGAAACCAGCATCTTGACGCCGATGCTTGAGACTATGTTCGAGATGGACCAGCAGTACCGCGACGAGCCTGTGCTGGTGCAGCAGTTTGGTAATCTCGGCATCCGCGCCAACATGGAAGAGATCCCACCAATTCAGTTCGACCGGCACTACCAGTTCCGTTGGTACGGCGTCGAGGCAGCGCGCACGGCGCAGCAGATGCAGCAACAGATCAGTGCGATCAACGTGTTGCGCGGCATTCCTCCACAGATGTATCAGGGGTATCGGCTTGATATCAGTCCCGCTATTACCCAGCTTGTGGAAGGGGCTTTCGGGCCCCGTCTGGCGCCGTTGATCTTCATCGACATTCGATCGGAACTGTCGACTAATCCGGAGATGGAGAACGAGCTGCTTGAGGAAGGCATGGAAATGCCCGTCCACCCGCTTGACAACCATGCGGAGCATATGAAGGTCCATCTGCCGCTCTTGAAAAAGGGCGATCCGCATGGCACTATCCGCGCGCACTTGTTGAAGCATCAGGCGATGCAAGCGCAGGCGGCGCAGGCGCAAGTCGACGCTTCCAAACCCAAAGGCGGTCCTGGTTCCCCCGGCGGCCAAGGACCGGGGGTCCCCGGCTCTCCGCAACCCGGTAGCCAGCCGGCGCCGCCCCGCGGCGGGCAACAGCCTCCAGGCGCCGTGCCGCAAGACCAGATGCCTGCTGGAGCCATGCCCCGGAGGATGTAATGATTGTGTTCGATAACATCGCGGCTCTGGTCGCTTTCATTATTGCACTGCTATTCTTTCGAGGTCGCCGCAAATGAGCAACGTTATTCGAATGGACGGCAAGATCGCGTACGACAGCGCAGCGGTATCCGCTGTGATGGTTTCGCTCCTCGAAGAAATTTTGGAGGAGGCACGTCTGGGGCGGTTAAGGTGCGTTGCATTCTGCGCCGTTACCGTTGAGCATGACGTACGTTTCGCCATGCACAAAACGGTGGACACGCCTTGGGTTTCGGTTATAGGGGCTATATCCGTTCTAGGGGAAAAAGCCAGAACGAGGATGGAACCGGAATGAGCGATAAGTTCGAAAGTGCCCTGAAGATCATTCTCGAATACGAGGGTGGCAACGACAACGACCCGCATGATCCCGGTGGGCGGACGTCGCGTGGCATCATTCAACGTGAGTACAACCTTTGGTGCCGGCGTTACAACGAACCTATCCAGTCGGTGTGGTTGGCGACTGACGACCAGATTGAGATGATTTACCGGGAAAACTATTGGGACCCGCTCATGTGCGACGACATGCCGGCGGGCGTTGACCTGGTCCTGTTCGATAGCGGAGTTAACAGCGGGTGTTCTCAGGCAATCAAATGGTTGCAGAGATCTCTCAACGTTGTGGATGACGGCGTTCTGGGTCCGCACACGTTCACGGCAGTTACGGACGAACGAGATATCCCTGGATTGATTACTGAGATTTGCGGGCGAAGGCTCAACATGCTTGAGCATTTGTCGATTTGGAAGTACTATCACCACGGTTGGACGAACCGCGTCCACGATGTTCAATCCAAAGCCCTTGAGTGGGCGAAAGGCGCCTCAACATGCTCACAGGATACAAAACTCTCATTGTCTCTGTCCTCGTCGCTGTCTTCGGCACTCTTCAAGCCTTCAACTTCGCAGACCTTGGATTTAGCCCCACAGTAAACGGCTACATCACAATGGGCATCGGCGCAGTGATGTTTATCCTCCGCACCGTGACGACAACGCCGATCGGATCTTCGACGCCGGCCCCCGCAACGACCTCGACTGCAAAATGACGGGGTCCTTGCTACTAGCCATTCTTGGCAGCTTGCCGGAGCTTTTTGCTTTGCTTTCAAATATTTATGCGTCCGCAAAACAAAAAGCTTCCGACCAGCAAACCGTGAACTCCGTGTTCAAGGAGGAACTATCGGATGCGCTTACGCTTATCCAAGAAGCGCAGGCTGCCCGCGCTTCTGTGCGGGCTCAGTCTCCTGACGAGCTGCTCAAGTCCGACGGGTTCCGTCGCGATTGATCCTGTGCAAACACGCCAGATTACGAGGGCCGTTCCATGCACAGGTTTCACAACAATTACGTGGTCATCCAAAGACACGCCCGCTACCATCGAACAAATCAAAGAGCACAACGCAGCGTGGGTGTCGATATGCCGGGACCGGAAGTGAACGAACCAATTATCCTGGGCATAGGCATCAAAGCGTTTACAGGCGCTGCATTGGGGTCGGCCGCAGGCATGGTGTTGGGGACCGGCACTATATTTGAACGGCTCGTGCGCGGCACGGTGGGCGCCGGTGCGGCGTATATCGGACACCCTATGACAGCCAAGATTTTTCTCGGCGTTCTATCTTACGGACTTCCAAAAGAGTATCTGCCGATGCCATCCGACATGGAGCCTGTTTCGGCGTTCTTTATCGGGCTTGTCGGAATGGTGGTCTGTCAGGCGGCGATCAATATGGTCAGTGAGTTTCGGGACGATACCAGAACGATTATAAAACGTCGCATTGACAAGGACCTGTAGGCACACCTTGACCTAAGACTTTAACTCGCATATCGTGCGAGGCATCGACTGGCGAACGTAATTTGCCAACCGCGTTGCAGGCGTAACCTGCATATCGACTGGTGGCTCGTCAAGTCACTGATGGAGAATTGAAATGGCTGGTCCGAACGACGAAGACGACTTTGAGCTTGATGACGACATTGATGTCGGTGTTGACCATGAGATGGTCGACGAAGATATCGACGGCGCGGAAGACGAAGCTGAGGAAGAGCGGCAAACCGAAACGATCGACGCGCGCGCCGCGCAGACACCACGTCAGCCGAGCCGCGGTGAAAAGCGGTTCCAGACGCTGGCGAGCGAGACCAAGGCAGCGCGCGCGGAAGCGGCGGAGCTGCGACGGAAGCTGGAGGAAGTGGAGCGTCGGCAGACAGCTCCTGCCCCCATCGACCCACGGATTGAGGCCGAACGACTGGCGATGATGACGCCGGAAGAGCGGATGGATTATCGACTGGAGCAGGCCGAGCGTCGCCACCAACAGCAATTGGCGCAAATTCAGTTCCAGACGCTGGACCAGATGGACCGTTCGGAGTTTCAGGCGCAGATCGCCAACAACCCGAAGCTAGCGCGTTGGGCGGATGAGGTCGAAGCCGAGCTGGCGAAACTTCGGGCGCAAGGCCAGAACGTCAAGCGGTCGGTCATGGCGAGCTATATCATCGGCCAGAAGGTTCTGAAGCAGGACCCGAAGGCTACGGCGAAGCAGAAGGCCGCAGGGCAGGCCCGCATCGCCGCGCAGAAGACTTCTCCCGGTTCCTCGAAAGGGGATGCATCGCGGGGCGCACGCGGGGGCAAGTCCCTCGAAGACCGTCTGGCTGACCAGCTCATCTGAGAGTTTGTCGCCAAACTATTGAAAGGTAAATGGAATGGCGACGAATACAGCCTCTGCTTTCAGCTCGGACATTGAAGCGTATATCGCGGACAAGACATTGATCTTGGCACAGCGGCAGCTCGTCGCATACCAGTTCGGTGACCCGCTCACGCTTCCCAAGGGTCGCGGCACCACCTACACGGCGACGCGTTACAATCGCGTTCCGCTCCCCTTCGCGCCCCTGTCGGAAGGTGTCCCCCCGCCGGGGCAGACCATGACCATCGGGCAGGTGACGGCGACGGCGCTTCAATGGGGCGACAAGATCACGATCACCGACGTTGCCGAGATGACGATCAAGCATCCGCTCTTCCAGAAAGCCATCGAGCTTTGCGGACTGGCCGTTGCCGAAACGCTCGAACGCAACACGTTCAATGCTTTTCAGGGTGGCACGCAAATCAACTACGTGAACTCTCGCGGCGCACGCGGCTCGCTTGTTGCCGGCGATGTGATGAATATCCACGAGGTCAACCGTGTTGTCGGCGCGCTCTCGACGCTCGGCGCTCGTCGGTTCATGGGCACCGAAGAGACCGACATCAAGCTTCAGGCCGACGGCGGCGGCGCCAAAGCGTCCAACAACCCGCGCAAGATGCCGCACTATACGGCTATTATGCATCCGCTCGTGACGCAGGACATGCGCGAAAACTCCACCGTCGTCACGGCCTGGAGCTACAGCGACGTCAACCGCATCTACAACTACGAACTGGGTGAACTGAGCGGCGTTCGGTTCTGCGAAAGCAACCTTGTCCCAAGCTGGACCGGCTACACAAACTCGGCAAACGGCGTAACTTATACGCCGGGCAGCTCGGGGTCGCTGGCGACAAATTCGTACTACGTGATCGTGACCGGTTCGGACATCAACACACAGTACGAAAGCCAGGTCTACGCGGTCTCGGGTGCGCAGGCCGTTACCGGTCCGAACGGGTCGATCTCGGTCAAGCTGCCATCGATCACCGGCTACACCTACAACGTCTACATCGGTACGACGACTTCGCCGGCCAATCTTGCGCTGTCCCCATCGGGTCCGACGACCGGGCCGCTTCAGGGACAGGCGACGCAGCTTGCGCCGTCGGCGACCGTCACGATCACCGGCACCGGCACTACACAGGTCCCGCCCGCCGCGCCGGCTTCCGGCCTGACGGTGTACCCGACGTACTTCTTTGGCAAGGAAGCCTACGGACAGGTCGTGCTCGACGAAGTCAAGACGACATACCTTCAGGGCGCAGACAAGTCCGACCCGCTCAACCAACTTAGGGTTGTGGGCTGGAAAGTTTTTTACGG